TTACCTTTTAGGAATATTCAAATACCAACGCCTATCATGAAAATCTTGTGCTCCGCCTTTTATGTTGCCAGTTGGATCATTTGTGGCACGCATCATGACATATACTTTTTTATTAGAGAAATTACGCATGTTGAATGATATGTGATAGCCAACATTTCCATAAGTCTTATAAATTTGGTTCACATCATTACGAGAAATACCATTTGCTTTTACTCGTGCTAATTCTTTACCAGTATTATAGTCCATAATAAACAGATATTCATATTTATAATTAGCGATATGCCAACCTGCAACATGTAAATTAGCATTTTCAATTTCTCCAAACTGATCAATATGAGCGTAATTTGTACCATCTTTAAGAGTAGGATTTACAGAGCCTGCTCTAGTTGGATCAATAACTGGTTGATTGTCTGATGTTGTTGGATTATCATCAGTAAAGCCATGTGCTAAATCATAAGCTAGTTTTTCTTTACTTACCCCCATTTCAGAAAGATAACCATACGGATCTGTGTGGTTCCCCCAAATATTTTGTGTTACCCATAAATGTGACTTGATTCCTGATTGATTGTAAGGAGAATCCAATGTTAGTGGAATACCAAATTTTGTTGCAGAATCACGTGCTAACTCAATGTATGCTTTATAGTTCTTCTCAAAAATTGCTTTATCATGAGTATGTTGTAACTCAATTTGCACAGGGCTGTTGGCGTTAGCGTAAGAACCAGCTCCATACTGTACATAACCCGGCTCTCCAACTTGATAAACAATTCCACCATCCCCCACGATATAAGCAGTATATGCACTATTCCACGAGCGTTGCATATATTGCGCTTCATTTCGTCCTGTTGCCGTTTCATTTGCTGTTTCATGTAATAAAATATATTTTCTATTTGCTATTTGAGAGCTACCTTCATCTCTCCCTAAATTAAACTCATTATTAATCGTATAAGCAGACGCATTTACAGGCAACAAAAAAAGAGCTGTAATAGCTCCTACTAAAATTTTCTTTTTCATTTGTTTCCTCCTATTTTTTTAAATTAGTTTGCGTATAGATACCGCTAGCAATCGTACCTGCAACAATTCCAGACATAGCTAGTTGTTGCCAAGATCCTAAGTCTGGATAAGTTAAAGAAAGTATGATAGCAAACAAAATCCCCACAAAACAAGCTGAGGGTGCTAGCCATTTTGAAGGGATTAGTTTAGGCTTTTTCATTACTTCAACCAATATAATAACAATTGGACTAATGATGATACCTGTTCCTAAAATTTCGTTAATCGCTTTTTCCATAAAGACACTCCTTTAAAATTTTGTTAAAAAATAACCGATAATACTAATGCCCAACCCAATCATATAGCCCCACGACCACTTATTATTTGCTTTCATTTCCTTTATATCTTCTGCGTTATTGAGTGCAATAGAATAAGCCTGATCCGCTTTATCTTTTGCATCTTCTGCTTTCTCTCTTAACACTTCATAGTTATCTAACTTTGTCTCAATGCGTACTAAACGCTCCACAACATCTTGTATTACCTCATCTTTCAATAGCTATCCTCCTTTCATACTAAATTAAAAAAACGTGCTCAGTTGAGTACGCTTAATTTGTTTTATTTTCTGGAAAAGGATCATTTGTAAAATAAATAATTGTTCCACAGCATTCTTGTTCTGCTGGCAAAGTATTTGTGGGTGCCATTACTTGAATACCAGAAGCGTTGGCATAAACAGTTAACGCTGGATTCCTATTTGTTTTATTAGCCAATGCTCCTCCCCAAGTATTCATTGATGAAGGATGGAAGCCCTCTGGAAATTGCACCAAATTTTTCCATCCAGCAAAGTTTGCAAGTTTGTTTTCAATATACAGATTTGCTACCACCATTTGTCCCCAGCGTTGAAAAATAACTTTGCTTTCCGGTGTGAAATCTGTAGTATTTGATGTCGCTAGAGTAATAGTTGCTATGTTAGTCTGATCATTTTTCTTGAAATTATTTTCAATTTCTATGAAATTCTCATTTAAATCATCCTGTGCATTTAACTGACCACGTTCAAAATTCGTTTTCATTTTATCTATTCTCCTTTATTTTGATTTGTAAACTTTTATTTCCTTCTACTAGTAAGAACGTATCTGGCTTAATTTCGGTAACTTTAGGAAGTGACATTTTCCAATTATTCGGAACTTTTACAGTCACTGCATTTTTAGAAGGATAACCTATCTTTGTGGGAATCGTTTCTGGAACATCACCGAGCCAATTTTCCTCGCCTAAAGCAGTAACACCAAATCCATTTGTTAAAGCCAAAACTTCAATTTCTGGATATTCAAAAGGCAGATCATTCTTAGAGAAAACTAACTGATCTGCCGTTAAATTCATAATTTGATTTTGAAGATTTAAAGCTATATCTTCATTCATTGCAGTAGAAATAGTTTCAAGGAATGTTTGCCAATCTATTTGCGCCTGATTGATATAATCATTGCCCAATGCAATAACATTTTTCATATCTGATTCAAACTTTACTTTTTCATCTGATACATATTGATTTACATTAGCAAACATAGCTTCTAACATTGACGTATACTGTTCTTCTAATCCTGATACATTTATTTTTTCGTAAGGACTTGTATAACCACACGCATTATCATCTGCCCTAAAATCTTTAATGTTTGCATTTGTAACTCCAGAAGCGTTGCGTACTACTAAAATTTCAGCTAGTTTTAATTCATAAACTTGTTCCGTTCGTTCTAAATCCGTTGTGCCTTGTTTATACACAGCACTCATTACACGGTTATTTAGATCTAAACGAACAACTACACAATCTTTTCTATCTTGTGTAGTAGAAGCAACTGGTACATCTATCGCTAAATCTTCCGTATTAAAATATTGGCGCCCTTCAACCACAGCCACACCGCTAGAAACAATAATTCGCATACCTTTATTAGGTGCTTCTTTAACCTTCAAGGCTTTGGCAATGGTTATTGCTACCCCATTTTTAAAAAGATTTTTATAAAATAGCGAAAAATCAGAATCACTATAAGTTCTATCATTATTTACTGATAGAAAAGGAAAAGCCCATTGTGTCATTTTTTACCTCCCTCCTAAATAATCAAGTATGGTTTTACTTTCTTTCCCTAATTGAGGTGTAATATGATAACCTTTTTCGTCCCACGTTTCGGTGATCCCTAAAAGTCTTGTGGTATATGATAAATGGTAAATAGCACTTATCACCTTCACAATGTCGCCTATTTGATAATCTTTCTCTAAAATAAATAGCACTGAATGGCTATTTATATCGCCTTTCAGTACTAATATCTTTTCATCTTCATTAAGCTTTTGTTTCCCTCGTGTAGTCAGTGCTTCTTTGTATTGTGCATCTGTCAAAGTTTTATCATCTGTCGTTTGCTGTAGGTCACGAGCATCAACATAGACTTCTTTTCTAGCAAAATCGGTTAAATTGTCATTGATCACTACATTCTTTCTAGCTGTGCCTTCACCTTCACCAAATACATATGCTACATTCGATTCTGAATAATTGTTCATTTCGTATTGTTCATTTATTAAGTTTTCCATTCTTGTAGAAAATTCAATATTTTTAGATTTATCAATACCTGAATAAATAACTAGGTTTACTTTAGGCTCTTTTTTACTTGCTATGGTTTCTTTTATACCTAATTCATATTCATCCAACAAACTAGAAATCTCTTCTAAAACGTTTCCGTAACTATTTTGATAAGCGATCTTACTACTTTTAGTGTCTTGATTGATTATTGAATTAAACACACTTATTTTTCTTTTCGTATCTGTACCAATGGCATTATTATTAATTAAATCAAAAATAATCTTACTAACCATTGTTGCTTGAGTATCATAAATCTTTTGATTAATTCTATATTTAACTAATCCTAGTAAACTTTTCCCTTCAATTGATAATTTTTTTCCATCATCACTCTTAACACTATCAACAAATAACCAATATTTATTATTGACTAATAAAAAGGTATCGTTATCTGCTGTATAAGTTTTTATATCGCTCTCATTCACGGCAAGTATAAGCGTAAATGTATCTTCTTTTGAGTAATTTCTTTCTAAACTAAAACTTTTAAAAGTGTCAAGAACTGCCACACTTTTATAACTGTTGTCGATCCTCTTAAATACTTCAATAACTATTTCATTAGACATGTAGCATTAAACCCCCATTACTAATGGTGTAAAAGTTAAATCAACTATGACACCATCTACTCCTGAATCAGCTTGTACTTGTAAATAGTTGGCACCTTTTTCTAAAGAAAGGAATGTTGAATTTTCAAGACGTTCACTCATTGCATTTTCTTCTGTGCCGTTCATTATTTTTATTACTTTTTTCTTTCCTCTACGTGTATCAATAAGAAATTCTGTCCCAGCTTCATAGGTTCCTTCAAAACCAAAAAAGGCTTGAGTAAGAACGTTATAAATTCTTGGATTTTCACAAATAGTAAAAGTTTTAATTGAAAAAATCCCCCCTGTTGCAACATCTCCATCATTATTAACTTGGATAATATCACCTGATTTTACCGTAGCAAATATAAAATCTTTAGTAATACCTAATGGAAATTGGAACATATTGACTACTTTTGATAATGGAATTAACGAATCATAAAAGCTTACATCTCGCCAGTATGGGTCTAATGCTTTAAATTGAAAACTAAAGTCTAATAAATCTGGGTGAGATTCTACAGGCTTAAACGATGGTGAAACCACCGCTAGCACATCAATTTCATATTTTTTTGTATTGGTTTCCACTGTAAATGTAAAAGATTTTTTAGGGTTACCAGCCTCGATCAATCCCCTACGTAACTCTTCCACATCGCTTTCATGATTCCCAATAATGCGCCCTTCTACTCGTAAATCTCTTACACCTAATTTCTGGCTAACAAAAACTGCGCCATCAAGATTGTATTGTTCATCTGTTTCTATAGTACTTTCTACGGTTTCTATTCCTTCAATTGAACTTAAAATAAAAGGGTAGCTGTTGCCAACAGTAACAGCTACCCCATCATTATTTTTTATTGTAATTATCATGCTGGCTTGAACCCCCTCACTAAGTCTGTTAGTTGTCGTTTTGCTTCTTGCTGTAGCTCTCGTTCAGTCATTTGTGGCGCTTGTTCTAAATACTGATTAACTGTTATTGGTTCAGATTTAGTTACTAACATCACCATTAATTGTATTAATTTATCCAGTTTATCTTCAATGCTAGTGTTACTTCCAGTTGTACTTACACCTAAATAATTTGCTGTTTTATTTAATAGCTGGACGGCTCTACTTCGTTTTGCTTGTGCCAATGGAATAATTGCTTCTGCTCCATTTTCGGCAATAGAAGCAAATTGCGGGAATGAAACAATACCACCGTTTTCGTAGCCATGACCATGTCCGATCACTTGAAGCATTCCCTCTTTACCATATCGGCTTATGGCGTAACGCATACCAGCTAAAAGGTTATCTAATCCATTCAAACGATTATTATGACCGGGCATTTTAAACGCTTCAAAAGTTGCACCAATTACTTGAACTAAGCCTTTCGCTAAATCTCCAGAGATAGTATTAACATCGGTATACCCTCCTTGAACAGCTTTCTCATTTCCGCCTGATTCTGTTTGAATCTGATTTAACCAAGCATTGGTATAAACATCATTTACTGGCAATCCAACCATACCTAAAGCTTTCTTAACGGTTCCTCTCCAACGCTCTACACCAGTGCCAGCTGGTGAAGCACTGTTCTTTTCATCTTCGGCAAAGAGATTTTTAACCCAGCCAAACATTGTGTTTTTAGCTGTACTTACCAACCCTTTTCCCATATCTAAAAAAATTCCACTTAATCCGTCAAAATTTACAAATTTATCTACTACTGTACTAACTAATTTTGCTGGATTTTTCGTATAGTCAAAAATATCTAGTGCAAAATCTTTAACATTATTGGCTGTTTGTTTCACTCCGTTCCAAATTCCGCCAAAGAAGTCACCAATACCATTTTTATAAGCAAAAGTTGGTGCCGTATGTCCCATAATTTGAGCTGTTTGTTCCGCTGGTAAAACTTTCATTCCTTTAGGAGCATTGGGAATAAATACATTTTTCCCTTGTGGCAAATACATGCGACCATCTGGCATTTGGATTAACTCAGCCCCTGCACCATCATTTACAAGCGCATGTCCGCCTTTGTGTCCGTCTGTTCCTTTTGCGTATGGGTGCCATTCTTCGATTTTATTCTTACTACCAAATTTCCCTAAAATCCAATTAGCTCCGCCAATGACCATATTTACAGGGGCTGAAATACCTTTAACTGCACCTTCCCACATGCCGACTAATGCTTTTTTCAAAGCATCGCCACCATTTCTAATGCCATCCCCCATCATTTTAGGTAATCCCTTTACTTTATCAACAATGCCAGTAATACCATTGCTAAAGAAACTTTTAATACCTGACCACATGCCTTTTACAACATTTTTAGCACTTGTACCCATATTTCCCAAATGTGAACCGATATTTTTAATAAAGTTTAGTGTGCTACTTACCGCACTGCCAATACCACCAGTGAAAAAAACTTTAATTCCTGACCACATATTTTTTATGATAGCTTTAATACCTGTACCAAACCCACCAATACCTTTGGTTATTCGACCAATGAAAGAAATATTAATCCAATTCCAAAGTGTCTCAATTGCACCAAAGAACATCTGTTTAATGCCTTCCCACATTTTTTTAAAGTCACCAGTAAACATCCCTGTAAAAACTTTAATTGCTCCTTGAATAATATTTAAAACACCGTGGATAAACCCAATTACCGAATCAACAAAGGAACTAAGAATATCAACTACTATTTTTAAAACTGGTTGAATAAAGACAAGGAAGTTTTTAAATGCTTCTATGAATTGTTTTCCATTCTCGTTCCAAAAGCTCTTGATTTCACCAAATATTTCTGAAATAGCCGAACCTATTTTTTTAATGATTGGCATCAGCATAGGAATAAGTGTTTTTACTAGGCTATTAAAAATAGGCGATAAACTTTTAAAAGTGGCTGAAATGGCATTCTTGACTATATCCATTCCTTGTTTTACTTCGCCTATCGCACTTTCAACTTTTTTTACGCTCGTTTCCGGCATTAATTTAGCTAAGATATCGTGACCTTGCTTTTTTTGATCGTCATTACCAGCAATTTCAAAAATAATCCCTTTAATCCCATCCATAGTTGGTTTTAGCTTTGTCTTTAGGCTTTGAGCGCCTTTTAAAATATTTTCTCCTAGTTTGTTACCAAGCGGTGCAATAGCAACACCAATATCCGTAAATGCAGTTGTTGTATTACGTTTCAATATTTCCCATGGTGAAATATCTTTAACATTGTCTGCCACATTTTTTGCAGTATCATTTACATTATCATATTGTTTATTTACATCATTTAAACTTTCAACAACTTGTAAAGCATTATCTTCCCCTAATGCGCTCCAAATATTAGAAGCAAGCGTTGCTTCATCTTGTTTATTTTTCATATTCTCAAGATCGCCAATTAACGACATCATGACATCTTTAGAAGTAGCTTGCCCCTTTCTATATTGAACAAAAAGTTCTTGTGTTCCTTTAGAAAAAGAGCTTAAATTTTCTTCAATACGCCCATCGTTTAGACTAATACCAAATTCTTTTATAAAATCATTTACTTTATCAAGATTAAAAGCACCATTTTGTAATCCATTATTTAGCACGCCCATTGTATCTTTAGCTGTAAATCCCATTTGCCCCAAGACTTGAGAATATTCTGTCATATTGTCAGCTAATTCACCTGATACATTTAACCCTGTTTGGGCACCTTTATTTAAATAGTTAAATGCTTCTGACCCTGAAATTTTGAAGTTTTTAACCATATTAATAGCGCCACGAAGACTTTCGTTTAAATCTGAACCTGTAGCTTTAGAAAACGCTAGTGCATCTGTAGCCATTTGTTTTAAACTACTGCCGTCAATATCTGGTAATAACTGCTTAACAGTCACTAATGATTCTTGAACATCATCTAATGATTCACCAAATCCTTCTGAATAAATAGTCGTTGCGGTATTTACTAAATCACCTGTCGCCTGATCTGCTAAACCTAATTGTGCTTTTAAATCTCTGAAACTTTGGCTTGCATCACTGATACCTTTAACAATATCTACAATTTCATTTTTTACCGCTTGGATCCCCGCTAAATAGAAACCGCCTTTCAGTATGCCTTTCAGCCCACCAAATCCTTCTAGCAAAGTACTTAGCCCTTTTTCTGTCGGTTTCATACTTTCGCTCATATCTAATTTTTTAGAATTATCACCTGCATCTTCCACGCTATTACCCAGCGCTTTAAATTCTCGTTTAGAACTATCTGCTTGGCGTTCTAATTTGGCAAGAGCGTTTTGGGCATCTAATGTTTCAGCTGAACTTTCCCCAAATTCTTTACTTAATCGTTCAACTACTTTTCTTTGTTCTTCTACTGCTTGTCTAGATAAAGAAACTTGACGGGATAAGCCTTTTTGCTTAACTTCCATCGCTCCCGCTTCATCACCAGCACGTTTTAAAGCTGATACTTGGCTATTTGTTTCTTTTTCGTTATCTTTCATTTCTTGAGATAACTTATTAACTTCTGTCGAAGCATACGCCATTTCTTTTTTTGTATTATTTAATTGACGTTCATATAAAGTATATTTTTCTGTCGCTTTATTTACTTGGACAGCTAAATTTTGTGCCTGTTTAGAATTTTCACCATATTTTTCAGAAGCTTCTTTATGTCGTTTAGTCAGTTCCTCGACTTTCTTGCGCTGTCCTTCCATTACTACTTCTAAATCTTTCGCATGCTGAGAAAGACCATCATAGCTTTTACCAGCATCTCCCAATATTTTCATATTGGTTTTCATTGCTGATTCTGCTAGCTTAATTCCTCTTGTGATTTCGTCTAGTGTATTCCCAAATTGAGTGCCATCAAGCGTTAGAACACCACCAATACTTCCTATTGGTTTCCCTTTCTTTGCCATACATTGCACCTCCTTTTTATCCTTAATAGCAAAAAAAGATAGCTAAATAGCTATCTTTTTTAGATCATATTAAAGAAGTCTTCTGCATTCATAACCTCGTGATTTGTTTTTTCTTCGTAGAGACTTAACAATAAATTTATATCGCATTCTTCTATATCATTTAACGTCCAGCCATTTTCTAACAGCTGACGATATAAGTTATCTAAACTTTCTAAAGCTTTTTCAATAGTTACTGTTTTGCTACTGGCTTTTTTTCTTCTTTACCCATTGCCTGATTTAGCACATCACGTAATGTTTCAGCCATTTTTGAAGCTTCAATTCCATCCCAGATAGTATCGAAAGTAACCAAGTCATTATCAAATAAATTAGCAACAGTATTCACTAATTCATCTAACATTTCTAACTCATCTACATTTTCTTTTTCTACTTTTTTGAAGAAAACCAGCATGTTACGCAGTTTTCGACCACTAACAAATTCTTGAGTAAATGTTTTTGTTTCTCCATCTTGTTGTTTCAATGCTAATTTAATCATTGTTTATATCTCCGCTTCTTTCAAATTTTGTTTTATTTTCACTACTTGTTTTTCAACAAGTACCTTATTGTCCCCACTTAAACCTTCCAGTTCTACTAAATCTTCTGCACCAAAACGATGTAAAGCATAGAATTTAAATCTACCATCTATAAATGTTCCGCCAATTACCCCACTGTATTTTTTGTTAACATAAAGCTTTCCTGATTCTACAGCTCCAGTATATTGACCTGTAATATTTTCACTTCCGTATATATATGGATCTATGGTCATCGTGGGTTTAACTGGGAAATGTAATAATAGTTGCTTTACTCCATGCTGAACCCAGTTTATTATTATTTAAGTAGGAAGCTTTTTCTATGTCATTTGCGCCTTCACCTAATTCGTTAAAGGTTTGTACATAGAAATAAAGTTTATCTCCTGTAGTATTCGCTGGTAAGTCTTCTTTGGATAATGTCCATGTGTTAGTTTCCGTATAACCCATAAAAATTGCTTTTTTCGGATCAGATTCATTAGCATTCCCATAATGAATCACATATGACTTAGCCCCTGCCACTGCATCAAATGAAATAGTTACTGAACCATCTTCATTCAATGTGCTTTGTGGATTTTGGGGCGCATTAGGGTGTATTCTGTTCTTCTGTATTATTAAATACAAAAGCTTTAAATTCTTCTAACGCTTGATCATTCTTCCCTGCTTCTCCTTTTGCTTTAACATAAGCATATCCATCTAATCCACGATTTACAAAGTTCCCTTCTATGCTGTCTGTTTGCAATTCTGCCCCTTTATCTTCCGACGTTTTCAGCTCTTCATCTGGCGCACCAAACTTACCTTTCGTTAACGCAATATATAGTTCATTTCCATCTTTATCATGGGAAATAAAAATAATTGATACATATGGTGGACGTGTATTCTTACCTAACGCTGTATATCCTTGTGGCGTTTTTTCTGCTCCCGTAATTGCGTCATATAATTCTGGATATAAATCCGCAACTTGTAAAGCACATTTTGGAGAACCAGAACCAACCGCCGATACATGGAAAGCTCCATCAGAAGCAAACGTTGTATTACTAGCAGCTGCTAATCCTGTAATTTTTGCATCAATGGTACCTCCCTGTTGTGAGTTGATTTCAAATTCTTGTGTTACTTTTTCTGAATCGGTATTTTTTTCATGCACCCCGACAATTGCACGTTCAAACCCTACTGTTGCCATAATTCATTCTCTCCTTCAACTAATTAATTTCAATTCTCTGTGTTGTGTAATATCGTTTGATAATCCTAGGGCATTTTTCTAAATCTACATCTGTTGTTAATTCTGAATAAGCGCATTGCCAGTTGTTTTTTCTCATTAATTTATCTATTAAAAAATAGTATTTATTCGCTTCTTGCAATGAAGAAAACCATAAATCTACTTGAACACAAAATTCTAAAGAAAGAGGGTCATTAGAAGCATAGTCTGTATAAGTTGTATCTATTTCTACTAAGCGACCTACTGGTAATTTTTCTAAAAGCTGTTCTGCTTCTGGAATATAATTCAAGTGAAAATTGATTGGTTTCAATTCTTCTTGTTTGCTTAAGATATCAAATACTTGTTTAATCGGAATATTCAATTAAAGCCCAGCTCCTCTCTAATTACCTCTGCCATTAAATCCATAATAGTTTCTTCCATTTCCCTCATCGTTCGTTGGACAATTGCTTTAGGTACCTGCTTTATCGTTCCAAATTCTAAAAAGTGCATACGCCAAGCAACTTCTTTGTCATAGCCTATAAAACTTTCTCCATTTTTTGGTTGAGAATATACGACATTATTTCTTGCGTGTTGGTGTCCGTTTTTACTTTTAGGCGTTCTTTCTGCCAATTCATCCGCTATCAATTCCGCAGCTTTTCCCACTGCCAAATTTTCTATTTTTTCTCTTTTGACACCAAGTATTTGTAAACTTTCTGCCAAATCACTTTTAACAGTAAAGGACATTACTCTATCGCCTTCGCAATGATTGTTGTAAATTGGCGCTTACGTGGATCGGAATTAATTTTTTCAATTTCATATTCTTGTTCACGCCATTTGATACGCATCGTACGAGTAATTTTTTCTCTCTGTTGATAACGAATAATAAAGGTTGTTGTATCTTCTAACACGGTTCCAATTGTACTTTTAACATCGCTTAAAAACTGCTCTTGTACACACGCATAACATTCATGAATAGTTTCTTCTAATACGATATTCTCACCAAAATCATCTTTGCTATTTTCTTTTTTGATAAAAACTATACGTTCGTTTAAATCACCTGTATTAACAAATCTACTCATGGGATAGCCCCCTTAATTGCTGGATTAAACTTTCAACTCCAAATGGAATTGCATTTAAATTTAAATCTGTTGTTGATTCTCTGTTAGCTAGCCAATGACCAACTAACAGAGCTACAGCATGTTTAAAGCGAACATCCTCCGTTTCTTTTACTTCAATAGCACCTAAGACATAACTTTCCGCTACGCTTTTTAAATGTACTAAAATAGCATCTTCGGTATCATAATCAATTCTAAGAAACGTCTTTAACTCTTCTAACTCCATAATTAACGCCTACTTATTTTGTGGTGGAGTTTCTCCACCACCCGTTGTTGGTTTCAAATTAACAACAAACCCTGCTTCTGGGTCTACTTGTTTATAATCCGAACGAACACCAACGGCTAAACCTTTACTGTAAGAATCGAATTTTTCCCATTCCGCAGTAATTTCTTTTCGTTTGAATAAAATACAAGCTTCTTCTAAATCACCAATAAAGATAAATCCAACGGTATCTTTTGGTGTAGGTGCTACTTTGTTGCTTACTACAATCACATCATGTCCTGCAAATTGTTTTCCACTTGGTGCACTTAAGCTTGGTTGCAATAAATAGCGACCTTCAACATCCTTTAAAGTATCTAAATAATTATAGGCATCTTGATTAACCAACAATTTAATATCTAATTCTGGATCTAATTGCACATTGATAACATTTTTCAACCCATCGGTATCAGTTGCAGTTGCTACTGTAAAAGTTGATAAAATAGCTAAAATATTTTTATTATTGGTATTTTTAACCATACGTTTCATTTGTTTTTTAGAATAATCAACAACATTTACTGCTGCATCTTCGATTAATTCATTAGAAAACATGATTTTGCCAATACGGGTTTCTACTTTATAATCAACTTCAATAAATAATGGCTCATCTACATCAGCAATTTCAGCTAATTCTTCTTTGGTTGCTAATACAGAAGTAGCTCGTTTTGCCACTGGGAACTTACCAGAACCCGTACCAACTTCTTGAACAGTAATGTATTGTGATAAGTCATCTAAGTTATCTTTTAGTTCTAATACATCTGTAGAAATATCTGCTGGCACTACTACAGATGTATTGCTTGTATTTAAGCCACGTGTTTCAACGCCTTCTGTGCGAATGAAATTTTCAAAAGCTTCTACTTCGTTTTCTTCTAGATTTTCAACTTTTCGCAAATTACGTTTTTCTACCTTACGGCTTCTACTCCGCTTTTCTACTGGTTTAATGGCATCAAGTTCTGCCTGCATTTTTTCTTTATCTTCTGTAGTACGTGTTTCTTCTTCTGCCTTGCTTGCTTCTGCCGTTAACTCTTTGATTTTATCCATTAATTCACGGGCTTTTTCTAAGTCGCCACTGTCAATTGCTTCTTGTGCTTGTTTTTTTAATTCTTCAATATCCATAATATTCCTCCTAAATTTTAGATATAAAAAAAGCCTTTAACGTAACGTTAAAAGCTCTAATTCCAAACTGATTTTTTCTTTTTCATATTTTTCTTTTGCTTCATCTAGCGAACGTTTCGCCACCTCTACCGAAGTATCATTATAGGCTGGCTCTGGTACAATACTGATTTCAGTAAGTTCTGCAATCTCATAAATGTATCGTGTAAATGTTCCATCAGAATTTCTAACAATTTTTTGTGCATTGGTATTTTTCTTGTCCACTAAAAACCCGAAAGAACATTCATTGACATCACCCCTTTTTATCGATTCGTAAAGGTCTTTTGCATATGTTGTGTTAGGTAACATACACTTAAACATTAATCCTTTATCATCAATAATTAATTCTAAAGTTTTAGCTTTTGTTCTACCTAAAACGGCGCTAGAATCATGATTGAAGTAACATTTTACATCACTTAAATCTGTTTTATTTAATGCCTTTGAATCAATGATTTCATAATAATTACCAAGCAATTTACTTTTTTCATCAAATTTAATGGCATAACCTGAAATAGTCATATTCTCTAAAGGCTTAACATCTTCTACACTACGTGTTTCAATTGATTTTTGTTCCATTTTATTTCTTCCTCTCTTCACTTAATAATTTTTCGATAGGAATTGAAGCGGAATTTTTGTATATTTCATCTCCACCTTGCACTGGTTCTTTTCCGTAAAATTTCCGCACTTCGTTAATAGTTAAAACGCCTTCACCATTATTTTTTTCAATCATTTTTGTAAACATGGTGTTTCTATCTCTGCCTTGCAGTGTGGAAAAATCCATATCAAATAAAATAAATTGTTCACCTTCAAAAATACCTAGTTTCCAATCTAACTCTTGGCACATCATTTTTTTATAACCGTTTAGTGTGGAAGAAATATAAGCATCATTTGCTTCTGTCTCCGAGGTGTTCACCATTTCCATACCAAAACGGCTTAAGGGAATACCAAACGTTTTAGCAATTTGCTTTGTACTATAAACATTGTTTTGAATCATTTCTAAAACTTTAGTATCAATTTCAATTCTTTTAAATTCCTGTGTTTCATCTAAAACAATGACACCACCTGCATTCTGAGCGCCAGCATTTACTTCTTCAAAATCTTTTCTAATTTGCTTCTTGGTTTTATTATTTAGAGTAGAATTTTTTAGAGATAAAATACCGCCTGCTTGTACTCCTTTCTTGAAGAAAGAAGCAAGTAAATGATTACCGTTCTTAAGCATGTTTAATTCTGGCTTTAAGGAATATAAAGGACTAATTCCTTTTTTACCGTTGGTGGTCATTGCTTTAAAATGGATAATCTCATTTTCATTGCATAAGATTGTTTTAGTATTTTGTAGCATCACACTATAAAAAATTTCTTCTTTCTCTTCATCTTCTTGTACTGTAACCTGCGATGGTTTTAAAAACGTTAATTGATCACCATTCACTAACGCATAAGCATTACCTGTTAATAATAAATTAGCAATCATCGCATATTTAAAACTAAAGGCGGTCATATGATCGTTAGGCTTATTATTTAACATTCGTAAAACTTCATCATCTTCGCCTTTTGATAAAACTATTTCAGAGCTTGCAATATCAGAAGCAATAATTCTAACTGCTGTGAAAATGTCACTCTGTAATAGCGCCGTTTCACCTTGAACACTAGCCAACGTACTAACATCAGACATAGAAATATAATCAATAGCTTGTGCTATGTTTGAAATACTACGTTGTTCAGTTCGCATAAAAATGCCCATCTACTCACCTACTTTCTTTTTATTGGTACATTTTGATATTCTCGGCTTAAAACAAAACAGGATACCAAAAAAGCTACACCCGCAATTACAAAACCGAAAATAAAATTAAATAAAAATGCTCCCACAATGAAGGAGAGCATACCTAAAATATAAAGAATAGTTGTTATTATATAAATTTTCTCCATTTTTCCCCTCCTAGTACCCAAAACCGTATTCGCCATTTGCTACCAATTCATCTACAGTAATCGTATTAAAATCAAAGTACATAATTCTTGTATAGGCGTTTAATAATGCCGCTAACGGATCTATTTTGTTACGATTCATTTTTTTATCAATCATCCACGCATCATTTTGTTCTACAACTATTGCATTATTTATTGCTCGTGTAAGAAGTGGATTTTCTCCATGGATCGCCACTTTATTTAAAATATCTTCCTTAAAGCGTTTGATCGCTGGTGATAAAGTAATATAACCTTGTCGCACTTCTATTAACTTATTTCCCCAACGCTCTTCTAATAATGGAATCAATTGGTTAAAGTTATACGGGTCATAACAAATAGCTTCTACTATCAATTCATTAGATTCAATAAAATCTTCTAACCATATCAGCATGTCTTTATGGTCTACTAGTCCAGATTCAAGGGAAGTTATTTCACAATATCCAGCTTTTGCATATTGTCGGTAAGGTGTTTTATCTTCTTTTTCTTTCGCTTCAATGCCAGCTTTATTACCAATAAAAGAATGGCTGTCAATATAAATTTTCTCTAGTTCCTCAATTGGAATTGCCCAACTGATAGAAGTAATATCCCCAACCCTAGATAAATCAAGTCCGATAAATATTTTCCGACCTTTTAAACTTGAATTTTCAATAACTTTCTTGGCTTTGTTCCATTCATCAGCAGACATGAAACTTTCTTTAGAAGCTTGAACCCACAAATTAAAATGCTTAGTCAACACGTTAGATACAGTTCCTTTAGCTAGACCTTCTTTATAAAGCTTTCTAATACGTTTGATTGTACGTGTAACAACTTTTTCATTGTTAGATTCCAGCAAAGGATTTGACTTAATCCATAATGATTCATCATTAACTTCTTTTACATTGTCTTGCTCCCAACAAAGCGCTAAGTACTCATCATCTTCCACTTCTCCGCTTAATATTTTTTCCACATACTTATATTCAATATCGTACATTGGATAATTTAGTTTGTTGCTAGCAGTACTGATAATAATTACTAATGGTTCATCTTGCTGGCTCATAGAAGTTTCGATTACGTCCATCATTTCAGTAGTTTTAGAATAAGAATATTCATCAAAAATGCCTAATAACGTATCTAAACCATCTAATGTATCAGCATCACTAGATAAAGGTTGCATAAAGCTTTCATCTTTGGTAATAATTTCTTTTTGAAGTATTTTCGTACGTTTCTTCACTTCTTCACTGCTACCTCTTAAGGCTTTCAGTTGTGACTTAACCATATTAAAAACAATTCTTGCTTGATCTTTTTTATTAGCTGTAGCGTAAATTTGCCTTGCACTTTTTGGGTTACGTTCATACAACAAACAATATAAAGCAATCCCTGAAACCAATAATGATTTACCATTTTTGCGGGCTAATGATATATAAGCTTTTGTAAATCTTCGGCAATTTGTCTTTTTATGTCGCCACCCCCAAAGCAAGCAAAGGATAAAATTTTGAAATTTCGCAATTTCATTTGGTTCTCTTGTTTTAGGGTCTGGAAGCATTCCAATAAAAGCTATAATCATTTCTGCTTGCTCTGGTTTATAAACATATTCAAAATTCGTATCGTTTTCCACTCGCCATAAATCTCTTCTATGCCTATCAATAGCCTTCTGTATCTTTTTACCTACTATGATTTCGCCAGCTTCTACGGCATCAATATAAATTTGAACATAATCTTTAACCAACATTTTCTTCAACCCTTCGGAACATTTCAGCGAAAGGGTCTACTTTTTGGGGTTCGATTTCAGAAGGATTTGCTATTTTCATACGTGCATTAATGGTTAATCCTAGTGAATTAGTTAATGTTTTCAATTCTTTACTAGCTCCGTTAATCGTATCTATTAAAGGATTACGCTTATCAAAAACTATAATAGGTTCTTCGTTTAATTGATTACCAGCCTCTTCAATTAAGGCAACATAGTAACAATATAGCTCTACTGATTTTCTATCTAATTCTGAAATTGGTAGTTCAGTTAAATATATACCAATTCTTTTCCATTCCTTTTTAGCGGTCTTATTTAACCACTTGGGAACCTTTGAAAAATCGAGAGGGGTATAGTTATATAATACCTCCTCCTCTTTCATCTTTTTTTCTTTTTCTTCTTTCGTCAAATGCTTCTTCGTTGCATCCAATAATTTTTTATCTCGCCCCAAAATTTCCCCTCCTTTTTGCCAAAAAATTGATAAAAAAATGATTTTAGAAAGTAATTTTGATTTATTTTTTTCAAAGTCACTTTTCTTATAAGTAGTGTGTTTATTGATTTTTGTTTCATTTTTTCACCTATTATTTTTTGAAAACTTCAAAAAGGGAATTTTTTCCCTTCGAAAGGGGGACTTCGATTTACAGGAATTTTACAGGGTATGGGGGTAAAAAACACCCCCTCCAAAATAGATTTATTTTGTTTTTTTATTCTGTCTATTTTTCTTATCAATTTTATTGTGACAAATCGTATTTACCGATTCTAAATTTTCTGCATCAAGTCTTTTTTCCCAATCGTCTTTTAATTCGGTTTTATGGTGAACCATATTTGCTTCATGAATCACGCCTTTTCTTAAGCAAGGCTGGCAAATATAGTTATCTCTAATTAGTATCTGCTTACGTTTGTTCTTCCACTCTCTCGAATTATAAAAGTCTGCATACTGTTTATTTTCTTCTGAGTATCTAACAGAGTTGTTGTAATGCTTGTTTCGTTCATAAGCTTGTTCTTGTTTGATTCGTTTATGTTTCATGCAATACATTTCGCTGTAATCAATCAGTACATTACATGATGCTACAGCACATTTCCGTTTAGGCTTACTCATTGTTTCATCTTCTTTCTGTTATTGTATTCAATGGTTAACTGGCTTTTTCTCTTCATTTGGCATTGGCTCGCTTGTTTACTTGAACGAAAGAAGCGTTGCTTTTCTATTGTGTAACGTACATAATTAGGTTCATAACAGAAGTTAATACCATTCATTCGATCACAAGAAAGTAATGGGTTCCCACAAACTTTACATAATTTAAACCGCTTCTTATTTAACTTTTCAAAGTCAGTTACTTCTAAAGATAAATTTGTATAACATTTCTCACAAAAGTATTTCAAAACTGGTTCATATAAATTAGATTCTTTAAATCGTTGAAAATCATTCTGTAATTGCTCTTGATGATTATAAATATCTTTGGCAAATACTTTTAGTAAATCGCGCTGTAAATTCAAATAAAAATTAATTTGCTCTGCTTCCTCTAACTGATTTACTTTCTTAATGAAACCATTCATATAATCACCTCTAATAAATTTCCTTTGTTGAGTAAATGACGTTATTTTGCTTATCTTGATTATAAAAATAGTCATTGCCAGCATTCTTCTTACTACTTGATTCTTTATGAAATGGGTATTGTTCTTCTAGCGGTCTACTGTCCTCTTCTCTATCAAAACCATTTACCAGTTGTAAAAGCCCGTCACAAGCTACAATATCGCCAAATCTTTCGGCAAGTAACATTAACAAATCACGTTGTACCGCTAAATTAATATCAAAAATGTTTATTTTTCCGTCTACTAATTCACTGAAATATTGCCAAACAGTTCTAGCTTCTGATTTTTTTATTTTTAACATAGGTTGCTTACAGCCATTCATAACAGCTTCAATTGCTTCGCTAGCTTCTTCTAATTCTTGCTGTAACTCCATAAATCCGAAATTGAATAAAGTTACTACTTGTTCAATATTTAGATGTAGCCCGAAGAGACAGCCAATGATTAAACGTTGCTTGCTAGTTAAAGCAACGCTATTTATTGCTCGTTCAAAATCTATTCTTTCCTCAACAAAACAATTCGTATTTAGTTCAATTGTTTCTTCTAACATACTTTGAATAAACAACGGTGTATATAATTCTTCTTCCAAATACTCTCCCTCCAAAATAAAAAACAGAAAGCACACAAACAAAATTGTTTGCATACCCTCCGTTTTTCGGTCAGATATATTTTATATAATTTACTTTTGCCATTTTTCCCGCTCATTATTCACAATATAAATAATTTCGCCATTTCGTATTTCTAAAGTGATTTCACCATACATTGGTAAAACTATTTCTTTTTCTTTATCCTCGCATCTAATCGTTATTTTCTTTTCCACCAAAACACTTCCAATCAGCCAAAAATTCATAAGCTACTACACTAGCAACTGCTACCAAAATTAAACAGATAATCCCCAATACAAACCATTTAATAAAGTTAATAAAACCAAATATTGTTATGTTTTTTGCTATCCATATCGTTCCAACAACAATACCTATGACAACTGACACACCAATAATAATACTTAAAAGCACATGTAAGAATTTTTTCATCCCACTTCCTCCAATCCTTCAATGCCTAAAACAACATATCCATCTTTCTGAGCATAATCAGTAATATAAGTGATTTCTGCTTTGTATGATCTCCCTGTAAACTCATCCACCCACAAATCGTGTTCACACAAAATAAGTTGATCACCAACTTTAAAACCACGATCATTCTTTCTAATCTCAAACTGCTTCCGTCCACTTGTAACGGCTTCAAAATATTCGTGTAAAATTTTTAAATCATGAATCATTTTTTCCTCCTTTTTGTCCGATTTTCGGGACAATTTTTTGTTTTTTATTCTTTAGTGTAAAAAATGCTTGATTTGTCATTTATTACATCGGATTCATTTATCTCTGTTTTCATTCCGTTGCGTAACTCTCTATTAAAAACCTTTTCCCCTTTAATGATTGGCACCATAATTTCCCATCATTTCCCATTTTCATCAAAAAATTTCCTTTCTTTCCAAATACACGAATAATCATTTTTCTTTCACCATTTTCCTTAATTGGGTATGCACCTTCAAAAATAAGGTGATTTCTTTCAAAATACTTTTCTAAAATGATTTTTAACCTTTCCTCATTTAACAAGCTTCTACCTCCTCTTTTTCCTCCACATTCTTAAATAAAAATGCCATCCTGTATCCTCATAATAAATTGGTTGAACTTCGGTAATATCATAATTTTTATAAATACGTGTTAGGCGTTCTTCTCCGTAATCATTTGATAAAGCCATTTTTTCTATTTGCTTTGGTGTATATTTATAGTCATTTGTAATAAGTGTTGGTCTTTTTAGGTTACGTGAGCTTGACCACTTCTTTTTACCTCGTTTGCCAAATCGTGGCTTCATCACGTAATTAGCAATACCTGCAATACCGTTATTATCAAATTGTAAACGGCGACAATTTGCCCTCCCAATCATTTCTTTATTTTTTCCACGACCTTTTGACCAGCAACCTTCTATCTCTTCACGATCTAAAACACCATTAACTATTAAATGATGATGGAAGTTTTTTACTTGGTTCCCTTCTTCATCTACTTCAAATTCCGTCACTAAAATATATTTCAATTCTTTCTTTATTTTTCTACAACGGTAACTTAAACGTTCTAAATATCTTTTTATTTCCTTTTCTGCTTCTTCTAGTGTTTTAGGCAAAAACTTAGGTTGATAAGTTAATGTTAACCAATAATCTTCATAATTTTTAAAATTCCCATTTGCTAATTGTGTAATACTTCTTGCTGAATTTTTATGATTTACTTTTTCTTGTGCTGGTCGTGATAACTTTTTCTTTTTTGCTCGAACACCTCTTACTGCTCTTTCTGCATGTGCAGTTCTAGGAATTAAATCCACTTCTACATAATCTCCACAAGCTAATACTTTTTCTCTTATAAACATATTTTGCTTACCCCTTATCACCTTTGATATTTTTCACTTTATAGTTTCCCGTGAATGTTAATACCCTATACAAGGACGTTAAACGCCTTGAAGTCTGGCGTTAACTCTTGTTGCAAAAGCAAAATTATGTTATAGTTTTCTTGTCGAGAGAACTATAGACTTGGATTTGCTTTTGTAAATCTCGGTCTTTTTATTTTCAGCAAAACCAAAGCCCGAACACTTTTTCGGGCAATGGTTTTGCTATTTTTATTTGTCAATTTATGCAATTATTTTTATTAATCCATCTTCAATTTCTTCTTTTAACGCTGTTGCTAAATATTCTTTAATGTTGTTCATAGCTTCGTACTTCCACAAACCACCATCCGCATCAAATAAAGCACAATCTGCACGATCATTAACCCTAAAAATAAACGGACTTTCTGGTTGTTCTACTTCTAAAAATGTTCTGTATGGTCTTAAAATTGCTGGGCTTGGTACTTTCGCTTGTTGGACTGTAGCCCCCTGTTTAACTGCTACTACTTGAGAAGTCCCATCATCTTTAATATCTGCTCCCCCTTCAATTCTTAAAGAACTTGCACAAGCTCTAATTGCTTCTGCATCATCTGTTCTATCAAATAATGACATGATATTAATAATGAAGCTTTCGGAATCCATAAAACGACTGAATGGAAAATTATCTAAAATTGCTTTGGCATAAACTAAACATTCCCGCTTTCGATCTTCGTTAAGTGGACTTAAAACTTTAACTAGTATGGGTGATTCTACATGTAAAATGAGCGGTGAAAATAAATAATCTGGACGTGATTTTAAGTAATCAACTAACCCTGTTAGCGAATTAACTTCTAATGAATTAGCATATGGAATTGGGTATAGTTCTTTTAAGCTAGCTTTATTTGCATCATAAAATGTTTTTCCATTCGGCTGTTCATGAATAACCTTTTGTCCTTCTGCTAAATTTACTGCATATTGTAAAGCTGATTTAATATTTTCTTCTGACATGTTCATTCTCCTTTATATAATTAATTTGTTTTTCTAAAATCAATAACGGTTTGTTCTACTTGTTCTTTGGTAGTTTCCTGTTTTTCTACCTCACTAACTGGTTGCCCAGTATCTATTGCTGGTTCTCCTTTTTGGAAATCCATGTATGTTTGCCCTTTAACATCACTTAAAAGTTCGTTTGCTTCTGGATATCCCGTTTCAAAACTTCTGTTAACAATCATTCTTGCAGGCACTTGTGTACGTGGTACTAATTTTTCTTTGGTTTGCATTTCAATGTTTGTAACTTCTCGGTATTCATCTGGTGTAAAATCTAGCTGAATAGTTATAGAACGTTTCTTTGTTGCTTCTGTGTTCAGATCAAGAATGTTTTCAATTACTTTTTCCATTGAAGCAATAAAACGCTCTTGTAATGCGCCTTCTCCAATCGTTGATAAATCTAAATTGATATTTTTCACTTGCGTTACAGTCCTTTCATGCTATAATTTAAATAAATTAACTTTTCATTTGTTGTGTAGTTTGCCCTGCACAGCTTTTTTTATTTGCTCTTTTTTCATAGGAATCAACTAACTTTCTAAATAAGCTTGTGCTACTTTGTCATGTTCAAAATATGGTGCAATATAATATTTAACACTCCCAACTTCAACTAAACGCCCTTCTACTAATCTAAGCAATTTGGAAATGACACCTTCACATACATTAAAGAAGAACTCTGTAGCACTAATTGTTGAAATACCATTTTCGGGATCTTCAACAATAATATTTTCAATTGTGTTTAATGTGTTTACTTTAGCCATTTTTTCTACCTCTTTTTTTCATTTCTCCAAGTAATGACTTATATATTCTATTTACTTTCTTCGCTTCAACTTCATTCAATACTTGGGTAGGCTTTTTAAAATAGCCTTTTTGTTTTTTCTTTACCATGCGTTACAACTCCATTTCTCAATTGGCATTTTTTGTCCAAACATCTCCATTACTGCTTCATCAATTCCACATAGTGAACAAATAAAAATATCTTTCACATATCTTGATTTAGCATTACCGCTTGGATCTTTTGTTAAGTAATTAATCCCACAACGTGGACACAAACATTTTTCATCACTTTCTAAAACTATTTCATTGTATATTTTTACGTCCATATCCTTCTCCTTCTGATAATAGTGCGATAGCAAATAAAGCAATCACCATTATAATTCCTGCAATTGTATTAATTGTTGTTAAGTAAATGATTACCAGCAATAAAATAAGATCTGGTAACGCTCGTTTTATTTTTTGTTTCATATATTTATCTCTCCATCCTTTTTTCTTTCCATACGCTGGCGAGCGTTTTTATATTTTTCTACTATTTAAAAACATTTTTAATTCTTCTTTATCAATTCGATAATCATTGGATGAAAATTTTACTAAGCGCAAGCCTTCTTTAAACCATTGATTTAACTTATCTTCTCCTATATGAAGGATTTTTTTCACTTCTGCTTTCTTTGCATAAGGTGGTAAATCTTCTAATCCTTGTGCAGTCTGGCTAAATACATTTAAAGCTAAATTTTTAATATCTTCTTTTAGTTCATCTTTAAACGAATCTGGTAATTGTATGGGTAACATTACTTCCATGTAGTCACTTCCCTTTTTTTATTAATTTGTATTGTATTTTCCATCTCATTTATTGCTATAATTAATACGAAAGTGAGGTATCTAAAATGTTAGAGTTTATACAAAATAATTTTTTTAGCTTAATATCGTTATCGATTTCAACAATAGCTTTATCTCTCTCTCTGAAAAAAGAATTTAGCCAAAAATTTAATCTTGATGTTATTTTTTTAGACGAATGCCTATTTGAATGCTTAGTAGATAGAGATAGCAATGATACTCCTGATAAATATCAGCATACAAAGTACAGGTTATTCCCTAATGTAGTACTTACAAATAATAGTTCACGCCCAATTACACTTATAGATTTTCAATTGAATAATGAAGAAGCTTATACATTATTCACCGAATACGGCAATTCTTATACAACAACTTATCAAACAAATAAAACTGAACTCGGAAATGGAGTAATCGCATTTACTACTGATAATGAAGAAGCTATTACCTATGTTTTAAATAAGAAACATATGATTAATCCACCTATAACTTTAGCTCCATATGAATCTGCTACAGGAATTTTATTTTTTCACTATAATCAGTCTTTAGTAGGAACTAACAAACTTAATATACGTACATCAAGAGGTATTAAAACTGTACCTCTAACTGTTTGTAAAACTTACGTATCCAAATTGAAGAACAACTATGCCCCTCCAGAATAATCTCTATTTGATTAGGATAATAATTATATTGATTAACAAACATATCTATTTCTGTTTCAAGATTGTACTTTTGTATTTGAAAAGCTTTTCTCTTGTTTAAAGTAATCACAATTTTTTCTGGTGGTTTTCCTTGCTGTTCGATAAAATTATTCAACATACTATCAATAATCTTCTCTAACTCCTCACAAATAATTTTAGAGGAGTTTTTATTTTTCATATCCTCACCACCTTTCCAGTCTCCAAGTTAAAACATTTGAACTTTTTCTTTAAAAAAATATTTATGAATATCCGTCATATCTAAATCTAATAGTTTACTAGCCTTCATAATTTCATTGTCTTTCCATGGAACTTTATCATTTAATTTCAAAGAAATACTTCTTTCAGATAAACCCATAGCAATCGCAAAATTAAATTGAGTCCCGTATTTCTCTACAATTTTTCCAAGAAGTGATGAGTAATCATAACACATAAGTTTTCCTCCTTTCTTAAAGTTAAAACATTTGAACTTTATGGATACATGATACAATAATAGAAAATCTTCGTCAAGATAAAAAGTTCAATCTTTTTAACTTTTTATCTTGAACTTAAGTTCATGGTTCTGTATACTTAGCGATAGAAAGGGGGATATTCAATGGAACGAGTTAGTCCCGCAAATCGTCTTAAACAACTAATGTCGGAAAGAAACTTAAAACAAGTAGATATATTAAATATGTCTATCCCTTATCAAAAATCACTTGGTATAAAAATGTCTAAAAGTCATCTATCCCAATATGTTAATGGAAAATCTAACCCAGATCAGAATAAGTTATATTTATTAGGTAAAACTTTAAATGTTAATGAAGCTTGGTTGATGGGCTTTGATGTTCCAAAAGATAGAGTACCTGATGAAAAGAGAAATGATGAAAACGACACACAAGAAATTAATATTACTCCCATTTTTAACCAACTAAATAAAGAAAACCAACAAGACGTATATAACTACGCTGAACAAAAACTTGCTTCTCAAGATAGCAAGATAACTCATATTCCTAAAAAGGATAAAGAAGAAGTAATTGATTTAGCCGCCCATTCTGAAATTGATGGACGTGTTTATTCTAAAGAAGAAATAAAAGGGATTATGAATTATTTAGATCAATTTATTGATAAATGATGAAGTAAGTGTAGGTGTTGTTGTATGAATGATTATGAACTGTTGGTGGATAAGTTTAACAAAGAACTACCTATAAAAGAAGTTAGCCTTATCGAAAATACAAAAGATACAGGCTACTTCTATAGAGGTACTATTTTTATTGAAAAATCTCTGAATACTATTGATAAAAAAGAACGACTTTATGAAGAGTACGCTCATTATAAAACGAGTTCTGGAATTATCCTTTCACAAAATATTATTGAAAATAGAAAACAAGAAACCTTAGCAAGAAATTATGGTACTGAACTTGCAATAAGCCTTGATGATTTAATTGATTCTTGGAAACTTGGACATACTTATTATTGGGAATGTGCTGAATTTTTAGGGTTCACTCCTGAATATGTTTATAAAGCAATTAAGCACATTAGAGAAAGATACGGCACTACCTTTATTCATAAAAATTTTTCATTTACATTTATAACTGATTCTTGTATTAGCATTCAAGAATTTTAATTTCAATTACTATCATTTATAAAATTTTTTATGACTATTAATATTAGAAATGAGGAATTTATTTGGAAGTGAATTTGACAAAACAAAATGATATTTTAATCGATTGCCTTAATATACCGGACGATACAAAATACTGGTTTGTTCGAGCAAGCCAAAGAGCAGAATTTTTCAATGATTTTAAAATAAATAATTTTATTGCTATAGGAGACAATGAAATTAGTTTGGAAACACTTAAAAAAATAGAGAATAAATATCGTGTAGATTCAGATATTTTAAAGGAAAGATATAAGCATTTATTTAACTCTTTCTACTTAAACCTAATAAAATCAAATAAAGATTTTTATAAGCTCACAAAATCAGAACAATCTGATAAATTAGAAAATGTAAAACGAAGTAGTACCATATCCTCTTACAAAGCATTTTCATTTATTGAAGAAATGAAAATTGGTGATTATGTTTTTGTTCCTCATAGAAGTTCAGGTGCTTTCTTAATAGGTATTATCATCTCTGATGTTTTTGATACAAAAATTGATCATGAATATTTAGGAGAGGATCAAGAATACTCTATTTCAACTTATGATAAAAAAAGAAGAATTGCTTGGATCAAAGAAATTTCTTTATATGATTTACCTTCAAAATTAATGTGGATACAAAATGGACATAAAGCTATTTTCGATATCACACAATTTGCAGAAGAAATAAATCCAATTTTAGCAAGCACTTATATTTATAAAAATAAAATTCATTTAAAGATAAACGTTACTTCACAAAAAAATATTACTTCTACTGAATGGCTAAACTATCAAGTCCTAGTCCATAAAAACGCAAAAGAAAATGCAGATTATCTATTTCAAAAAACAGATGTTCAGTCTCCAGGAAAAATAATACTCGAAACTGCACTAAATAATTGGGAAACTATCGCCATAATTTTTGGTGCATTATTTTCAGAACCAGATATTGACATTAAAGGGGTAAAATTTAAATGGCATGGTCCCCTCTCATTTCTTATCCCCGGATCTAAAAAAAGAAGAGAAAACCAAGAAAGAAAAGAAGCGGCAGAATTGCGGATTATAGAATCCGAAGCAGAATTAAAAGAAATTGAAGTAGAAAAAGCTAAAAGAGAATTACAAAACAAATACTTTAATGGGAATATAGATGATAAATTAATTGATAGAAAAGATATAGGCAATATCACTTATGATACTTCTCCTATCGAAAAAGCTAATGAAGAACAGTCCCAAACAATAAAAGAGATGGGAATAAAATATCAGTCTACTGGAATCGATATTTCAAGCGAAACGCAAAGAAAGATTTCGAATCAAGAGAATAATCTATTTTAATCAAAAACAAGTATAGTGAGAGAGAAAAAACGAGCGCTAATAAAAAATGAAAATTAAAAAAATGAGATAAAATTTTTAGAAAAAATGATAACACAGCAGTAGATAATATTAATCCATTGGTTTTTTGAATTAGTTTAATCATTATCTCATCTCCCCATGATTATGTTCTATTGAAAACATTATAGCAAAATAAACTAAAAAAATCTGGAAATTAAATTAAAAACAATTCAATTACTAATATTTTTTAATTTTATTTGATAAAAAAATAGTTGGACTTCTCATAAAAAAAGAAATATTTTTATCCTACACATTTCTTTCTATACGCTGGCGAGCATTGAAAGTAAAGAAAGTAGGTTAAATGAAATGGTTCAAAAGTACAGTAAATCAATAAAAGAATATACAAAAAAAGATGGTACAAAAAATTATATGTTTCGAGTATATTTAGGTACCGATCCATTAACGGGAAAACAAAAATTTACTACAAGACGAGGATTTAAAACAAAGAAAGAAGCTGATCTTGCTCTTTCACGTTTGAAAATTGAAGTGGCTGAAAAAGGAATATCAAATAGGGATTTAAAAATTAAATATACTTTTGAAGATGTGTATAAACTGTGGAAAGAATCGTACGAAAGAACAGTGACACCAAATACTTTTATACGAGTAAAAAGCTTGTTCAAAAAGCAAATACTTCCCGTTTTCGGCGCTCTCCGCATCGAACATATTAAACCCGCATATTGCCAAAAAGTGGTAAATGATTGGTACGAAAAGTACGCAACTTTTGGTGCATTAAAAGCATATACTACTAAAGTATTTAATTATGCACAGAAATTAGAGATAGTTACCGATAATCCTATGAAAATTATTGATACACCTAGAAAAAAGGTTGCTGAGGATCGTATTAAATTCTATGAAAAAGATACATTAATAAAATTTCTTGAAACTGTAGAAAAGATACACCCTTATCATGTATTCACATTTTTTAGGCTAGTTGCTTTTTCAGGATTAAGAAAAGGTGAAATGTTAGCATTAACTTGGAATGAAATCGACTTTTCAAAATCTGAAATAACTGTAAGAAGAACTATAACTAAAAATTCAAAAGGTGAATTAGTGTTAGGAAAAACGACTAAAACAAAATCATCTAAACGAACGTTAAGCATAGATAATAAAACGATGATGGTGTTAAAAAAATGGTTTATGCTACAAAAAGAAGAATTTTTTAAACGTGGGATTCCTTTAAATAAAGAACAATTATTGTTTACTACTGAAAAAAATGGTATTGTAGCGCCCACCACTCCCAATCGTTGGTTAGAAAAAATATGTAATGAATATGGTTTTGAAAATATAAAGATACATGGGTTTAGACATACTCATTGTAGCTTGCTTTTTGAAAGTGCCATGGAACAATCACAAGATGGTGACATTAGTCAATGGCTAAAAGTGATCCAAGAACGAATGGGCCACTCCAACATTCAAACAACACTAAATATTTATAATCATGTGACGAAAAAAGCAAAACAGAATTTTGAAAAACAATTTGCTAATTTTGCTACATTTTAA